TGATAGTGGCTGTGCTAATTGCGTTACTAGCCACCTTTGCGTTTGTAACGGAGTTACTTGCCAAATGTGCAGCGTCTATGGAACCATCTATGTAATGTGCTGAATCAATACTGTCATCTGCATAATGCTCACTATTTATAGCATTATCAGCAATTTTTGATCTTGTAACTGCACCGTTTTGAATCGCTGCTTCATAAACTGCATTGTTTGCAAGCTGTGAAGTACCAATAGCATTGTCTGCCATTTTTGCCTGAGTAACTGCATCATCTGCAATCTTAGCTGTTGTTATAGCTCCATCTGAAATGCTACCACTACCACCACCAACTTCAATAACACTACCACCTGCATCTTTCGAAAAAAGTTTTCCGTTATCTGTTCTTAGTGCTAATTCACCAACAGCTAAATCACTTGCAGTAGGGTTACTTCCGCTTCCAGTTTTTATTTTAATTGTATTAGCCATTAGCTATAGCCTCCGTAATTTTAGAAGCTACCGCCATCTATGTTAAAACTTGATGCACTTTCATCTTCTAAAAATGTGACCAGATCTGATAATGCTACCTGTTTCATAGTACCTGCATCATTTAAAACAACTCTATCTGCAGCAGCTAGTGTTGTTGATGACGCAGATGTATTACCATCCATTATGTTTAATTCAGTAGTTGTTACTGTCGCACCATCTAAAATTGCAACCTCAGTATTTGTAAGATCAGCTAAAGCTGCTGCTGTGTTTTGAGCCATAGTTGCAAGCTCTGTAAGCTTGTCACTATGAGGTTCAACATCAGTACCAATAACTACACCAAGATTTGTTCTTGCATTTGATGCACTTGTTGCACCAGTACCACCATCAGAAACTGCTAACGTGCCTGTAATTGAACTTGCGCCAAGATCAACAGCCATTTCTGTTGATTCAATTACAATTCCACCATTACTTTTTAAATCAACAGATAAAGTATTACCAGATTTATCTAATCCATCACCTGCTGTTATTTGACCTGCACCTGAAAACTGAGCAAAAGCAAGATTATTTGTTCCAACAACTGCACTTCCTTTATTTGAAGTACATACAAAACCATTCTCAGCATTTACTGTACCCTGTTCAACAAATACAAAAGCACCTGCTGCATCTGCACCTGCAGCTAAATCATCTGTTCTTGTCCATGAGCTTGCTTTGCAGAGATAAATTCCGTTCTCTGAAGCTGTATTTTGATTTTTAACTAAAACTCTATCATCAGCAGATAATGAAACACCATCAATAGTCTGAGTACCAGATAATGTAATATTTGCTGTAGTTGTAGCTTTAACTGAATCTTTTACATCTAGACCTTGAGCAACACCATCAACATATCCTTTATTTGCTGCATCAGCATCGGCAGTAGGGTCTGCTAAGTTTGTAATTTTTTGAGAGTTTGCACTAACTGCACTGGTAGGAGCAGCTAATTGATCTAATCTATTTGTTTGAACTCCTGTATCAAAATCAGAAATTTTTGTATGAGCTAAAGAAGGTATATCATCTGCAACTAAAGCTCTAAAACCTGCAGAACCATTACTTCCATCAGGTGCAGCTAAGACTTGGTTTGCAGTTCTACTTGTATCAACTTCTATAAATTTACCTTTTCCACCAATTGGAACAACTGATGTTGCAGAACCACCTGCACCACCAGTTCCTATACCGATATAAACAACTTGATTACTTTCAGTTATGGCTAGTTCAGCATTTGCCAAACTTGTAGGTGCTGACGAACCAGTTGATCTTTTAATTCTTATGGTGTTAGCCATATCAGAAATTTCCTCCGTCTACAATGTTAGTAACAGTTACAGAACTATCTGCTATAAATGTACCATCACTTGAAGAAAAGCGCACTAGACTGCCATCAACTTTATTTGTGTCCGTCAATGTAGTGCCAGAAGATGCAAAACTTGGTCCCTGCGGTCCTTGTGTTGTCAGTTCAACAGTTGTAACTTCAGAAACTTGTGTAACAGTAACAGAATTAGGACTGCTCATGCTGTGTAACCTTCTAACATAAATAGCTTACCTCTAAGATACACAAATTCTCTCCCATCTGGTTGTGTATATTTAAAATCGTAAAAAAGTATTTTTGGTGTAAATGTTGTAGTTTGGTCATCAGACAAACTTACATCTACGATTCCGTTTGCTCTGTTTGTATATGCTACTGTCCAATCAGCATATTTTGTAGATCTATCTTCATTGTAAACTTCACCTGCAACAGTATAACCAGTAAGATTAACTGCAGAACTTGTACTGTCTTTTACAGTTAAACGCATAGTAAAATCTGATCTTCTTACAACTTTAAAATCAGTACTTTGTTTTGGAATTATAGCCATATGTTTATGTTACCTCTGTAAGATTAAATTTGTATTTTTTACCATTACGTTTATTAATTAAATAAAGATGTTCCTCTCCCTCTTGAATTTTATATGAACCCCAAGTTCCGTCAATATCATTTTGACCTCCTTCATTACTTAAATTTAAGTCATTTGTAAAAATGTCTGACCATCTCAAAGCATCTGTTCCCAAACTATATTGATTATTTGATGCAGGTGTAACTTGATGTAATCCGGGCAATGCTGTAACTGTGTTCCCTTGTGCAACTGTTGTTGAACCTAAAGTAAATACAGTTCCAGATAATTGTGAAGTAGCAATAGCTGTAACAGATGTTAAAAGTGTTCCTGTTTCTACAGGCAATGTAATTGTTTTATTAGCTGAAACAGTGGCAGGTGGTTTTATGGCAATATAATTACTGCTATCTGCATCCCCAAACCTAACTTCATTCTGTGTTCTCAGAGTAATACCATTCGCATCAAAAACCATCTGTTCTGTACCAGATGAAGCAAATCCCATAATGTTTGCTGATTTCCTAAATAAGCCTAAATCAGTATCTCCATCAAACGAAAATGCAGGTGCTGAAGCTCCTGCACCATCATGTCCAAGTAAAGCTCCTGTCATAGTACCGCCTGCAGCAGGTAATAAACCTAAGTTTGCAGTATTAATATTTCCAATATCAGTAAAGCCAGTATTTGAACTATTACGAATTTTAAGTATATTATTAGCGGTATTTAAAAAAGGCATACCTGCTACACATTGACTTGCAGATAAATCTGTAGATTTAGAATTTAAAGATTGTATTGCTGCAAAAACATTATTAAGATCAATTCTTACGTTTGCTCCTGAAGCATTTTCAATAGTGTAATTTGTTACGTCAGCCACAGTTCAACAGAAGGATACCTTTATCTTACTCACCTTTACCAAAACCAACAGCAGTAAATGTGAAATTTCTATTTATACTAGCATTACTTGAATTTTTAAAGTGTACTGTAAAGCCTGAACCAGAAATATTTGATATTTCAAAATAATCACCAGTTGCCATATTTTGTGGATTTACTGAAACTGCAGGTAAAAAGTTATTTAAATTCCCTAGAGCAGAAGTTCCAACAAAAAAATTATTAGTAAAACTTACATTTTTTGCTGCCGAACCAGAAGCAATAACTGAGCTTTGTTCTGTCCTTGATTTTAGTGTTGCTACATATCCCAACTGTTGTAAATTTACATTTTGTGCGGTGTCAGCAGTCTCAAGAATTGCTCTAAATTGAAAGCCACGACCTTTAAAAATACCATTTGCTAAATCATTAAAGTCACCATAAGTCGGAGAAGAACTTGGGTCATCAGTTGTAGTCCTTACAGCTAATTTTGCATTCGCATCATTAGCTACACTTCCATCAAAATCTGTCCATGTATCAATATTTTCTGTTCTGTTATCAAATTGATCTCCTGTATAAAAACCAACACCCTGAAAATGCCTTGTGACAGACAAACTGAAAGTTCCTCCAAGGTCTAGAGTTTCTACAAAATCATATGTACCAGTTGCATTATTAACAGGATTTATAAGTTTTAAGCCACCTAATGAATTATCAAAAACAACATTACTTTTAGTTCCGTTAAATGGTGTAGCATCAGTATCTTCACGATCAGTTTTAACAGTTATTTCGTCTGTAATCTGAACTGCACTTAATTGTACTTTTGCTTCATTAGTACTAAATCTTCCACCATCATCTTGAAATTTAACCAAATATGTCCCTTGAAGTGCAGGGCATATAGCTTCTGTTGCTGAACCTGCAACCGCTTCAATAATGTCTTGAGCAGTTTGAAAACTTGCAGCGCCACCAGTTAATCTTGTATGTCTTATATAAACACGACCACCATGCAATACATCAATAGCAGTTGATTGTGTAAATCTTAATCTTATAAATTGTTCATTTACTGGTTCGATTGTAAGGTTAGTAACATCTTCGGGAACTGTTGTTTTACCAACAGCAGTAAATGTAGTTGAAGTGGCTGTCGTTGATAAATTTAAAGCTGCGTTATAAGAAAACACTTCGAATGTATATTCACCTATTGGTGTATCTAATAATTCAAAATCAGAACTAAAAACTTGTTGCGTGACAAAATTATTATCTTCAAATTTATAATTAACTAAATATTGTGTAACACCAGTAACAGGTTGCCAATCAACAATTAGTTTACTTCTAGCAATATTATTTATAACAACTGTTTTTTCTGATACTGTTAAATTACTTGGTGGGTCTGCAGGTTGATTTAGTAACGATACAGTTCTTGTTGGTAATGGTGTTCCATCTTCAATAAACGCATATTTTCCTTCTACATATGTAAGTGCAGATATTAAATAACCTACTTCATCTTGTTCCTCAACTGTTAAAACTCTAAAAAGTTGTGTTGCTAAAGTTGTACTTGATATAACATATGGAGAATTTGCATTTGGTGCTGAACTATATGCGGATTCAACTGTTATTACGGCATTAGAAATTGCTGTTATATTTTTTGTCTCAACTGTTCCGTCAGCCAAAATAACACTTAATTTTGGACTGTCGGTTAATGCAGGCAATGTAGTACTTGAAAGTGCATCAATGGTAATAGCTGTTGTTGTTGCAGATACAATACGACCACCCCTTCTTGCACCTGCTCTTACTGGGTCATTTATTTCTATGACACTTCCGGGTCTGACAACTACACCTGCATCAATTGATGTAACAAAATTAATAACTTCAGATTCATTTTGTTCAGCAAAAAGTATTGCACGACCTAATCTTGCAGCTTGATTACGAGAAGTACAAGCAAATGCTTTTACCTGTTTTACTATTGTTCCAAGTTTTGATATTGCAGTTGCATCTTCTACTACTTCAAAGTCTACTTCTTTCGAATCCATATTAAAATAACTTACTGAAACAACACTATGTCTTTGTTTTAAGCTGCTTCCTGAATATGAAAAGCCGTTTTCGTCTACATTTGATAAGTTAAATAAATAACTAGGAGTAGTTGGTTTATCTTGTTGAATTGTTATTGAACCTGCTGACCATATCGGCATACATCTCATTACACCTGCTAATTCATTTATCGCATTAAAGGCTTCTTTAGGGCTTTGTATATTGACGTTGCAACTAAATCTAGCCTCTGTTGCTCCACTACCACTTCCATCATCTACCAGTTCATTGGCAAATTTACTTGCAGCAACAAATGTAAAAAGATCTAAATTACTATCAGTTATGTGATCACCCAAACCATATCTTGAGTTTGTAAGAAGGTCTAATAAACACATACTTGGACAATTTGTATATGTTGCTGCTTGCATAACTCCATTAAAAATATATCCCTCTGGATAAATAATTCGGCCAGTTTGTATATCAACAGAAGGAGTACCAGAATTATTTGCACCTGCTCCGGGTATTCTTACTTTTATTCCTCTAATTCGAAATTTTCTTGTTGGAATATTATTAAATTGTTTACTGTCCAAACGTAATGCTGTATATGCACTATTTGCATAAGTTGAACTGTTATCAACTACTTCTTGAATACTGGTAAATTGAAAAGCATTAATTTTTTGTGGATTTGTACTATCTGCAGTTACCCTTACTACTCTTACATCAACAGGAAAAGAACCAGTGACTTCTATTCTGTGATCTCTTGCATACGCATCTGCGGTACGACCACTTACAGAAGTATCAATTACATCTGTAAAACCACCAGAATTATATTGAACTTGAATTTTATAAGCAACAGTGCCACCAACTACATCTCCATTATCTTTAAATTCCTGTATCTGTGGCCATGTAAGTGTAACTATAATTGCATCAACATCTGTATTACTAACTGTTCTTGTAACTGGACTTGAGGTTGTAACTGTAACATTTACACCTGTAGGTGATCTTGATTCCGCAGGTATTCCACTCATTGCAGATTGATTTGCTGTACCAAATTTGCTTTTAAATGTTACATCTTGAAAATTAAAATCTGAATCGGCGGGATTACTTGAATTAGCAGAAGCATTAAGTATTGCTGTGTCATCTAAAAAAACATCTTTTAAACTTGCATTATCATAAGCAGTTGTCCCTTTGGTTAACCCTTCCTTACTTGCACTTGCAAAACCTTCTATCTCTCCCTCTGATATTAAATCTTGAATAGTAGCAAAACTTCTACTATGTAATGTATCAGGTGCTCGAAAAGGTGGTGGTGGATTTTTTGGGCCACCACCTCCTGAACCAATAATTTTTTTATTATTTTGTGTCATGCTTCGATTTGATTTGTGTCTATTGCTGCTGATATAACTACTGAACCTGTCATAATTTCTCCATAAACTATTGGAACTGGTGTACCTGCTCTTGACGTATTTTGAACGCCACCAAAACTAAATGATAATCGTGGATCTTCTTCAGACGAAAATCCTTGCATATCAGGCAATGGGAAAAGCATGCCGCTTACACCACTTAAAACTAATCCAGCACCTATACCAAAAGCTGCTTTTGCTCCTAAACCAGCAGCAGCAAAACTACCAGTACTTAATCCAGTTAATGGTGCTGTAAATAAACCACCAACACCAAAAGATAAAGCGATCAAAGCTCCGCCTAATAATACTTTGCCTAAATTACCACCTGCACCAGAAATATGAGGAATAAATTTTATGTCCTGTTGACCAATTGGATGATGCAATTCATCAGAACCAATTTCATCATTCCCAACTTTTACAACATAATATCGTGGAGAAATATAGCTCTCTGCTTCAGGAAAATTAGTTAATAAAAAACTTACAGCTTGTGCAACACTAGAAACTTTTACATCAAATTCTTTATGGCCAATAAATTTTGCCAATTCTCCGTATAGTTTGATTTTACGAAACATACCGTAACCTCTTTCCTGTACATTTCAAAAGCCACTCATTATATGGCTCTTTACAACTTAGTCTATCTGCTAAATGATGCAATACCTCTCCATCTACAAAAACTGCCACATGATTTAGTCCAGATGCAAGGATTGACATAAATAATAAATCACCATTTTCTAATTTTTCATCAGACCTTAATTCTCTAAAACCAGTTCTCCATGCACAACTTTCGAACATTGGATTTTTTATAAATTCTTCAGGTGTGATTGGTCTTTCCCAATCTCTTAAATTTATATTTTTTTCTTGTTTATACCAATCTCGAACTAATGACCAACAATCTGTTACACCCCATACCCATTGCCTCCCTAATAATGGAGGTTCGTATCCACAAGGCTCTATATAGCCCCATTTTTCTGTTTTTGGATTAACTATATACCATGGCAAATTACTCTTTTCACAACTGATTTTATCAGCTTGACTTGCTATGGGTGGTGTTACAGGATGACTATGAATTACTGATATTATTTCTCCAATATTATCTGCTTTTACATAGTCTTCTGGGTCAATAATAAAACATTGATGTGATGTTAATGATAAATTTCTGCATGGATAATATCTTTTTTTGCCTTTTACATTTAACAATAAACCAACACTTTCATTTGGGTCATCATTTTTTGCGTGTTGCAATGCCTGTTCTTTCCAATCCATTAACTAAATGTACCAATACTAGGAAAATTTGATCTTGTGCATTGCCTTTTTGGTATTCTGACACCTGCTAAATCTGTTGGTGCAGCTAATTCAAATTCAACTATCTCTCTATTTTCAGTTGTTTTTCTATCAATGGCATATATTTCTCTTGGAAACTCAGCGTTTGGGTCAGCAGTTGCATTTTGACCATTAGCAAAGTTTGCAGCATCTAAAAACTTTGCCAATGTTCTAATTCTTGTTACTGTTGCACCTGTCAAATCATTCCCTGCAGTAGTTTCATTAACAGTAAGTAAAATTGCACTTATACTTAGGTTTGCATCTGAATTACCAATATTGCCTGCATTACTTACCATAAGCTTTGGTCTTGGTAATTGACCTTTTTGATAAGCAAAACCTTCAGCAATTATAGGAAATCTAAAATAAGTATTACTATTCCAAACAATTCTTCCATTAGCATTTAAGTTACTTCCACCATGAAATCTGTATATTGTATTAGCTCCATGCAATGAAGTAGATAATTGCAACGTAAATAATTCAATAATTGCAGATGGATTAATTTTTTGTAAATCTGTAAAGATTGCTTGATTTACTGACATCAGGAACTTGGTTCAAAAACTTCTCTAAAAGTAGCTGTTACAGTAGCACGATTATTATAAGGAATTGTTTTATTCCAATTTTCACAGACAAACTGCATTGCTGATGATTCACCAGTAGGGGTGTATGTAAAACTTTCTTTATCTAATGCTCTAGCATCTAAAAATGTTTCAATCGTATCTGCATCTGTTTCACTTACATTCCATGTAAAACTAAATTCTTTTGGATTTTGATGTTCAGCTAATCCAAAACTAAATCTATGTTCGTACCCA